GGAAATGAGATCGAAGTCAAGGAATTGGTAAGCAGAAATGCTTTCGACAATACCGACATGAGTGATGTCATTTTCCAATATGACCATGAAGGTCGAGTCTTCGCAAGGTTATCCAACAAAACGATGACCTTGGAAGCCGATGAACATGGTCTTTTAGTTCGTGCCTATTTGGGTGGCACGGAAATCGGTAGAAACCTTTACGAAGAAATTAAAGGTGGCTATACAGACAAGATGAGTTTCGGCTTTACAGTTGCGAAAGATCATATGTCTTTTGACGGCAACGGCTACGTTCGTAGTATCGATGCCGTTGGGAAACTGTATGATGTTTCAGCCGTAAGTCTGCCACAGAACGGCAACACCGAGATCTATTCTGCTCGTAAACACATTGACGGAGTTATCGATGAGTTGGAAACGGAGAGAGCAAGAGCAGAAGAAGAGATGAGGATGCTGAACGAGAAGAAGGAGAGTCTTTTGGCAAAACTCAAAGCCTTGAGAAAGGAAGAAACAGATGGACATTAAAGAAATGCAGATGGAAGACATCGAAAAGCGTTCTCTTGAAATCGAAGAAGAGATGAGCAAGGAAGATGCCGACATCGATTCTCTTACGGCTGAAGTTGGGGAACTTGAAAACCGCAAGGCTGAAATCCTCGCAGAAGTCGAACAGAGGAAAAAGGAAATGGAAGAAGCCTTAAAGTCTTCCACAGAAGTTGAGGTCATTGAGACCGAAGAAAGGAAAAACACAATGGATAAAGAATTCCGCAATTCTAAAGAGTACATCGATGCCTTTGCAGAATATGTAAAGGGTGATGATCGTGAAATGAGAGAATTGCTCACTACTCATGCAAATGGAACAGTCGAAGTTCCAGACTATGTTTCTGATCGTATTAGAACCGATTGGGAAAATCTGCCGATCCTGTCAAGAGTAAGAAAAGTCTCTATCAAGGGCGACTATACTGTGCAGTATGAAGCATCCGCAACAGGTGCAGTTAAGCACACCGAGGGCGATACGAGACCAAGCGAGGAGGTTCTCGAACTTGCAAGTGTCAAATTCATCTCTGAATACTACAAGAAATGGATAAAAGTTAGTGACTCCGTTCTCGCTTTAAGAGGGGAAGCATTCCTCGATTATCTCTTAAGAGAATTTGAACATCAGATCGGCTTAGCGTTAGAAAATGCTATCGTTGCAGAAATCAAAGCATCTCCGTTAGCTGCACAGGTTACCAATCCGATCGACAATACCGCAGTCATGGCGGCTTTCGCACAGTTAAGTGATGAAGCAGCTAATCCTGTTGTCATCATCTCCAAAGCGAACTACGCAGCTATCATGAACGAAAGAACAACCGCCGGAGCAAAGATCGAAGATCCGTTCAACGGTTTGGAAGTCCTGTTCAACAATACTGTACAGGGTGTGCTCGTTGGTGACCTCAATGGTGTTGAAGTCAACTTCCCAGATGGCTATGACTTCAAGTACATCATCGACAACACGACCTATGCGGAACACGATTTAGTCAAGATCGTTGGCAAAGTCATGGCAGCTATGCACCTCGTTCAGCCGAACGGCTTCGCAGTTGTATCTGCATCCTAAACTATGAGAGTAAAAATCACAAAGCCATGTGTTATTGAAGTCCTTCCCAATTCCATCGTTGAGATTTCGGACAGGCAGTTGAAGTTCTTAAAGGCTGACTATTTCGAGATCGAAGAGAAGAAAGAAGTGCCGGAAAAAGCACACAAAACAACAAGAAAGGCGAAGAAATAATCTTCGCCTTTTGTAAGGAGTAAGTATGAACACAATAATTGAAAAAGTTAGACTTGCCCTGCGTATCGTTACCACAGATTTCGACAACGAGATCGAAGACCTCATCAACTCCTGTTTACAAGATTTAGGAATTGCCGGAATAACCGAAACAGACACCACAAACCCACTTTTAATTAGAGCCATCATTACATACTGCAAAATGAACTTCGGTGACGAAACCGAAGCGAGTTATGACCGCTTGAAAGCATCCTACGATGAACAGAAAGCACAGATGTCGATGGCGACAGGCTATACCGATTGGTTACGAGGAACAAGAGTGATGTGGCTTATTTGATCGTTGAAACCTATACGCAGAACCAATTCGGTGTGATGGTTAAAGATACGATCAAACATAAAATATACGTTAAGGTATCTTCGGTAAACGGACAGGAATGGTTTGAGGGTGGACGGAATGGATTGAATCCACAGTACAGATTTATCACTTTTGCTCATGACTATCATGGGGAAAAAGTGGTCGAGTACAATGGTGTGAACTATTCCATTTACAGAACCTATCAGACCAACGTGGATGAAATAGAACTTTACGCAGAGTTAAAAAAGGGCAATGAGTAAAAAAGTCGGTGTGCTTAATCTGCGGAATTCAATTTCCGCAATGTATATGAAGTATGGTACGCTCGTTAGCACAGTTATAGACGATGCCATGAAAGAAGTCGCAAGAGAATCGGCGGAGGATTTAAAAGCCGTCCGCAGATTTTCCCAAAACGGAAATCCTAGCGGCGAATATTCGGCAGATTGGACTTGGAAAATCGAACCTGCCAAAAGGTGGATAAGAAAAGTAGTTGTCTATAACGATGAACATTACAGATTAACTCATTTGTTGGAAAGCGGTCATAGTAAGTATTTATGGGGCAGACCGACAGGGCAAACTGTAAGAGGTTATGAGCATATCAAACCGATTAACGATAAAGCACAGGAACATTTTGAAGCGGCAGTTGAAAGAAGAATTCAAGAGATAGGAGCGGATCAAGTATGACATTTCAAGACATAGCACAAATGATTGAAAGTATGGGTCTGCCCTATACTTATGACACGTTCCCAAACAATGCCGCACCTCTTCCCCCTTATATTGTGTTCAACTATCCAGACAGAAACGATTTCGGTGCGGATGATATAAATTACTCCAAGATCGGCATTTTAAATCTTGAATTATACACCGCATCGAAAGACTTCAATCTTGAAAAGACAGTAGAAGACATTCTCACCGAGAACGGCTTCTATTACGAAAAATCTGAAGCATTCATAAATAAGGAACAGTTGTTCCAAATTACTTATGTGATGCAGTTTGTTATTAAGGAGTAAATAATGGCTAATAAAATCAAATATGGCATCTCCAAATGTTACTATGCGGTTGCTACCGATGACGGAACAGGAACGCTGACTTATGACACTCCTGTTGCTCTTCCTGGAGCGGTTTCGCTCTCGATGGATGCACAGGGTGACACCAACACATTCTATGCTGACAATATCGCCTATTTCGCTTCAACGGCAAATAACGGCTATCAAGGCGATCTTGAACTGGCGTTAATTCCGGACTCATTCAGAACTGCGGTGTTGGGCGAGACATTGGATGCAACAAAAGGCTTTTATTTGGAACACGCAAATGTTCCGACAGTAGAGTTCGCTCTTCTCTTCCAATTTGAAGGCGATGAGTCAGCAACAAGACATTGCTTCTATCGTTGCACCGCATCACGCCCTGCAACCAATGGCAGTACCAAAGAAGAGAGCATTGAACCGCAGACCGAAACCATCACGATCACGGCTATGCCGAGAATTGATGATGAACTGATCAAAGGCAGATGTCCAAGCACGGCTAGTGCTTACGCAAATTGGTTCACGGCAGTAACCGAACCATCCGCATAATTTATCATGGAG